GAGGATAGCGGTAAACTGGATCGGGTGGGCCTTGATCCCGTTGGAATCGGCGCGGTGGTCGACGCGCTGCAAGAGGTTGGGATCGAGTACGAGCGCCTGACCGCAGTCACCCAAGGCTGGAAGCTGTCGGGCGCGATCAAGACGACCGAGCGCGAGCTTGCATCCGGCAAGCTTCGGCACGCCGGGCAGTCGATGATGGCCTGGTGCGTCGGCAACGCCAAGGTCGAACCACGGGGCAACGCGATCCTGGTCACGAAGCAAGCCGCCGGCCGCGGGAAGATCGACCCGCTGATGGCGACCTTCAACGCGATTGCCTTGATGGCGATGAACCCGGAGCCGCGGGGCGGAGACCTGCAAACGTGGCTCGATGAACCGATCATGGTGGTCTAATGGCCGGATGGCTTACACGCGCAATGGCGGCGCCGATCCGGTTGTATAACGCCGTGTCGGATGAGGTCGCCAAGGAACGCCGGCTGCGCCTTCAGGATGCGAGCGGCTGGGCGTCGCTGTTCGGCTTCCAGTCGCACAGCGGCAAGACTGTCAACCTTGACAGCGCCATGCAGCTTTCGGCGGTGTGGGCGTGCATCAAGGTCACCGCGCAGGCCGTTTCGTCGCTGCCGATCCACATCTACGAAAAGCAGCCGGACGGCGGGCGCGAGCGCGTTGAGGACGACGATCTAGCGCAGGTACTTTCCGAGAGCCCGAACCAGGACCAGACATCGCTTGAGTTCTGGGAGGAGCAGGTCGCGTGGCTGCTCGCCCAAGGCAACGCCTACGCCGAGAAGGTCTACAACGGGCGCGGCCAGCTGATCGCGCTCCAGCCGCTTGCGGCGTCGCACTGCAAGCCGGTGCGCCGGACGGACGGGACACTGGTCTATCGGATCGCAGACGAGTTCCGTAACGAAGACCTGCCGCGCGATAAGGTGTTTCACATCAAGGGATTCGGGCAGGGCATCAAAGACCGCGACCTTGGCTTGTCGCCGATCGCCTACGGCGTCCATTCAATGGGCTCGGCGCTGGCGGCGGAGGAAACCGCAGGCAAGATGTTCGGCAACGGCCTAATGACCTCGGGCGTGCTGACGGTCAAGGACCAGAAAAAGCTCACCTCGGACCAGCGCGGGCAGTTGCAGGAGATCATGGAGAAGTACGCCGGCTCGGAGAAGGCCGGCAAGATGATGGTCCTGCCCGCGTCGATGGACTACGCCCGCACGCAGCTGAACCCGGAAGACGCGCAGATGCTGGAGACGCGGCGGTTCTCGATTGAGGACATCTGCCGCTGGTTCGGCACGCCGCCCATTGTGATCGGACACAGCGCCGACGGTCAGACGATGTGGGGCACCGGCGTTGAGCAGATCCTGCTGTCCTGGCTGACGCTTGGCATTGACCCGATCTGCGACCGGATCGAGGCGCGGATCAAAAAGCAGATCATCCGGCCAACCGGCCGGCGCCGACGCTACGCGGAGTTCAACCGCGAAGCCCTGCTGCAAATGGATAGCGGCGCCAAGGCCGAATTCCTATCCACGATGGTCCAGAACGGCCTTATGGATCGGAACGAAGCCCGCCAGAAGCTGAATCTCGGCAAGCGCGATGGTGCCGGCGACCTGACCGCGCAGACCAACCTTGCGCCGCTGGATAGCCTTAGCGAAGCGCAGGGTGGCGACGCGAACACGGCCCGGCAGGCGCTCCGGCAATTCCTCCAGATCGACGACAGCGGCGACCAAGGGAGCCGTCAATGAGCAAGCGTAAACTGCCGCACGCGGACGTAACCACGCGTCCGGGCGTTGAAAGCCGGGTCATGCCGTCCGCGTTTGAGCGGTGGAAGCCGGACATCAAGGCCGCCGACGGCGAAGATGAGGCGACAATTTCGATCCTGGACGTGATCGGCGGCGACATCTTCGGCGAAGGCGTCACGGCCAAGCGCATCGGTGCGGCGCTGCGCAACATCGGCGAGCAGAATGTCACGGTGACGATCAACTCGCCGGGCGGCGACTTCTTTGAGGGGCTGGCGATCTACAACCAGCTGCGCGACCACCCCGGCCGCGTGAACGTCAAGATCATTGGATTGGCCGCGTCCGCGGCCTCGGTGATCGCGATGGCCGGCGATGATGTGATGATCGGCCGCGCCGGTTTCCTGATGATCCACAACGCCTGGATCATCATGGCCGGCGACCGCTATGCGCTGCGCGAGGCGGCGGAATGGCTGGAGCCGTTCGACAGCGCCGCCGCCGACATCTACGCCGCGCGCACCGGCATGGATAAAGACGAGATCACCCGGATGCTTGATCGTGAAACCTGGATCGGCGGTGCCGAGGCCGTCGAGCAGGGTTTCGCGGACGACTTCCTTCCGAGCGACCAGATCGCGCAGGACGAAGGGCAGGCCCAGGGCGCCCGCGCGGAAGTCGCACAGCACAAGCTAGACGTAATTCTCGCCCGGTCAGGCGTGTCGCGTTCCGAGCGGCGGCGTCTGATCCAGGGCGTGAAGGGGGGCACGCAAAACGCTGCCCCGACCGGCACGCACGACGCTGCCGTCGAGACGCAGGTCGAAAGCCTGCTGCAACAAATCCGGTCCATATAAGGAGGTATCCAATGGACAAGGCCAAGATGCCGCGCGCTCCGATCGCGGCGCTTTCGGCCGCGCAGCGACCGGCCGGCGTCGTCGGTGCTGTGCGGGCGGAAACCAGTCAGGGCAGCAAGGTCGAGAGCTTGCTGTCCGACGTGAAGCAGGAGCTTGCCCGCGTCAACGACGAGGTCAAGCGGACTGCCGACGACGCGCTCAAGCAGGCGCGCGAGACCGGCGAGACCACCAGCGAGGTCAAGGCCAAGGCGGACGAGCTGATGTCCACCCAGGCCAAGCTCCAAGAGAGCCAGACCAAGCTGGAGGGTAAGCTGGAGGCGCTGGAAACCCGCAACTTGGACTTGGAGCAAAAGCTGGCCCAAGGCGTTCCAGGCAGCGGGCGCGAAGCCAACCAGTCGTTCGGCCAGATGGTCGCCGAGTCCGACGAGGTGAAGCAGTTCGTCGGGAACGGTGCCCGCGGGACGCTGCGCTTCCCGGTGAAGAACGCCATCACCTCCGTCGTTCCCGGCGGTGGCGCGACGGCGTGGTCCGATCGCGAAGACGAGATCGTGCGGATGCCCCGCCGGCAAATGCGCATCCGGCAGCTGCTGAACCAGGGCACCACGACCTCCAATCTGGTCGAGTACGCCAAGCAGACCACGCGCGACAACCAAGCCGCCATGACGGCGGAGACCAACCAGAAGCCCGAGTCCGACTACGCCTGGGACCGGGCGGACGCGCCGGTGCGCACGCTCGCGCACTTCGTTCACGTGGCCCGGCAGACCCTCCAGGACGCGGGTCAGCTTCAGGCCGAGATCGACAGCGAGCTTCGCTATGGTCTGGAGTACGTCGAGGAGCTTCAGCTGCTCAAGGGCGATGGGACCGGCGAGAACCTTTCCGGTCTGGTCACCGAGGCGACAGCGTTCTCCAACGCCTTCGTGCCGACGAACCCGACGTACATCGACAAGATTCGCCTCCAGCTTCTTCAGGCGAGCCTTGCCGAGTACCCGGCGGACGGCATCGTTCTGCACCCGACCGATTGGGCGCGGATCGAGTTGGAAAAGGACGCGAACAACCAGTACCTGTTCGCCTCCATCGTCCAGATGGCCGGCCCGCAGCTGTGGGGTCGCCCGGTCATCGCCACCCAGGCGATGGACGAGGATGCTTCGCTGTGCGGCGCGTTCGGGATGGCCGCGACCATCTATGACCGCATGGACAGTGAGGTGCTCATCAGTTCCGAGGATCGGGACAACTTCATCAAGAACATGCTCACGATCCGGGCTGAGAAGCGTCTGGCGCTGGCCGTCAAGCGGCCGGCGGCGCTGGTCTATAACTCCAGCCTGTCGGCGGCGCTGTCGTAAGCGTGAAGGGCTAGGGGCGGGGCTTCGGCCCCGTCCCGGCTATTCTGGAGGTTTCGATGAAAGTCAACGTCAAGCGCGGCTTCTATGGCCGCGAAGGCAACGTCATCAAGGGCATGACCCTGGACGTGGACGACCGGCGCGCGCGCGAGCTGATCGACCGTGGGCTGGTGACCGAGGTCCGGTCGGCGCCCAAGCCGGCTGAAGGCGAGACGAAGAAGCCCGGACGCCCGCGCAAGGCGGATCGCGAGGAATAAGCCGACATGCGCCTCGTCTCCGTCACGCCCCCGTCCGGCGACCTAATCCCGATCAACGAACTGCGCGCCTACCTGCGGGTAGACAGCAGCGCGGACGCGGAGGTCGAGGAAATGACCCGCGAGGTGGTGCAGCACCTGGACGGGCGCGACGGCTATCTAGGCCGCGCGTTGCTGACGCAGACCTGGGAAGCGCGGCTCGACGACTTTCCGGGCGAAGAGCGGATCGAACTGCCGCTGCCCCCGCTGCAAAGCGTCGGCAGCATCACCTACACCGACCCCGAGGGCGCCGAGCAGACCTTTGCCGCGGCCAACTTCGGCCTGTACGGCGTCGGCGGCCGGGCGCCGGGCGGCGTCTACCTCAAGCCGGACGCGCGCTGGCCGCGCACGCTCGACGTGCCGGAAGCGGTGCGGATCGAGTTCACCTCCGGCTACGGTGCAGGCGCGGACGTGCCGGCGCCCATTCGGTCGGCGGTCAAGATGCTGGTCGCCGCCGCTTACGAGCAGCGCGAAGCCTATTCCGTCGACTACGAGATCCACACCAACCCGGCCCTGATGGATCGCCTCGGGCCGTTCGTGGTGTACCGATGAAGCGGAAGCCCAAGCCGATCGGCACGGGTGCAATGGATCAGCTGGTGACCATCATCCGCGTGACCGAAAGCACCGACCCATACGGCAACCCGGAGCGGACCGAGCAGACGGTCGGCACGGTGCGGGCCGAGGTCGAGCCGGTCAGGGGGCAAGAGCGCGTCATCGCGGATCAGCAGCGGGGCGTGCAGTCCTACCGCGTGACCGGCCGCAACCAGGGGGTATGGCAGGCCGTCACGCCGCGCGACGTGCTGGTTTGGGGCTCGACCCGGTTGAACGTGCGTTCCGCGCCGGACGCCGGGCGGGCGCTGTACCGCACGGTAGAGGCTGAGGCGGGGGTCGAGGGCTAGCGACGCAAGCGCACGCCGGGGCCGCCGTTGGCGCTGGGCTCGCCGGCACCGATAAATACGACGCCAGCGTGTTGCAACGCGTCCTGAATAGCGAACAAGCGCGGGGCCGTGGTGTTGGGTACACCCTCATGGCTTTCGGCGCGCTGAATCGTGGGATGAGAAACGCCGGCCCGGTCGGCAAGGTCTTGGGCGGACCAACCGAGAAGGGCGCGGGCGGCGCGAATCTGGGTGCCGGTCAGCATGGCGCGATTTGCGCCGCTGTCGGCGGTCTGGGCAAGAGCGTGATCGGGCATGGGTCGCGCGTGTCGCTGAAAGTGACGTGACTGTACGTGAATGTACGGGACGTGACGGGAATTGACAAGCCGTGACGGGCAGACACGGTACGCACGATAAAAAAAGCATCACGTAAGGCTTGACAGGAACGCGCCGGGCGCGCACTGTCAGGGTAAGCGGCGGCCATTCAGTAGGTGGCACCCAGGGACCGATTGCCGCCGCGCCCTGACACGGAGGACAGACAATGCCCGAACACGGCTCTTTCGGAGACAAGCTGCTCGCCGCCATCGGCTGGGCGGGTAAGCACGGCCGGCAAGCGC